GTAATAGCTCGTCTACTCTCATGATATTATGAGTGCTATAATTATATATAACACGCTAAGTAACCCCATTATCGGTAGAAGAACAGATACTATCTCTTCCATTATCTCTATTCCATTTTAGTTTTTCACCGATATCTTCATAATCGGTCATTTTTGTTCCATCTTCATCTTTGTCATGACTATAGTAAAGTGATTTGAATACTACTTCTTGGGTTTGAAACCAAATAGCAATAGCCTTACTTCTAAACTCTTTATCAGGCCAAAGATAAAAACAATTATGCCAATCCTCTAAAAATCTATGAACTGTTATGTCCAAGTCAAAGTCTGGATTAGACTTCTTTATTTCTGCCACTGCTCGTATTCTTTGACTACCAGCTAGTGGGTACCACATTTTCATAGAAAGATGTGGATTTAAAATACCATTCTCTTTTATACTCTCCATGAGTTTTTTATTTAATGGTACTTGCATTATGTTATCTGCAACCTGAGGTTGACTTAACATAAAGTTTGTAGTTACCTGCCTTATCTCAAAGGGTGGTACTCCTACTAATTTTGCGGACTTTTGTCCTATTCTATCACTTGCCACGCTGGTCTGCTATCCATTTGCCGAAGCTAGTAAATAAAGAGTCTTTTGTTTCTCTTTTACCTTCTGTCCATTGCTTTCCATCAGGCTTACACTCTTCAAATCTTTTTAATCCGTTATTATATGCAATCTCCATAACTCCATTATTAGCATGTATGTATTTTACTTGATTGCCCCACTCTTCCGCTTCCAACTCTTTTGCTTTTCTTTTTATTAGCTCGTTATATTGCGTCATGTATATCTTCTCCTGTAGATAAGCTATCTTTTATATCTTCTTTTTCTTTAGGATTCATAGTTGATTGAGGGCCTATCTTTAATGTTTCCCAATCCATTACACTAGTGAATCCTTCCATCTTTGCGCTTCTCATTTTTGTACAGTTAAATGTGATTGCCTCATCTTCGGGCGACCATGTTTCTAGTGTAAAGGCTGCATCTGCTGCATCGAGAATACCTTTTGCGAATCTTGCCTCACCTGTATTGTCTGTTTGGTAAGGGGCAAACACAGGTATTTCATATTCCTGTGCTATACTTTTCAGAGTCTTACTTACTTCTATCTGCTCTGTCCAGTCATATTGTCCACTCTTTGAGGGAACATTGGAGCGTTTAACTTGATTTAGATAATCAACTACTATTACTCCATAATCTGTTTGTGCTACTTTGCTTTCTAATTCTTGTCGTATTCTAGAAAGGCTAAGTACTGGGTCATACACTACATCAAGCTGTCTATCCTTGTGTAGTGGTCTTGTCTGTAATTTTGCATGGAAAGAATCAAAATCTCTTGTTTGTGTGAATTCAGGTACTAACTCGCTTCCACCCTCAAATCTTCCTGCCCACCAGTTTGCTACTCTATCCCACTCAACAGTTGTTAAGTTTCGTGTAGCTAATCGTGAAATTGGAATACGAGCGCCTAAGGCACACATTCTTTGAAGTATGGAACGACTGTCCATCTCAATAGTAAAGTAAAGAGAACTCTTTCCTTGTTCATATACATTGTTAGCAATGTTACAACAAGTAATGGATTTACCTGCACCTCTACGGCCACCAACTAGTATCAAGTCTCTAGGGGAGAACTTAAGTGTTTGGTCATAGTCATCATTAAGTCCAAGAGGTAAAAACTTCTTGAGGTCTTTTTCTGAATCAAATAGAGGGATTGTTTGCATGTTTTCTTCAGGAGCTTTTAAGTCGACTCTTTCTCCTACGTCTAAAACAATCTGTTGTATTGCTTCTACATTTTCTTCTGCTGAAGATATTGCTACAGTTTTATCAATGAATTTATCTAATTCATCTAGTATTTCTACTTGTGTGTACTCATTTTTTAAGTACTCAAGTAAAACCCAAGCGTCGATATCGACCTCAACAGCTTCGATTGCAAATACTTTTTCTTGTAGTTTTCTATCACGAATGGATAGTTTAAGGTCTTCAAAGGTTGGGAGACTACTGAAATTTTTTATGTGTGTATCTATTACCTTATGTAAGGATTGATACTCGCCAGATAGATAATTGATTCTAAGGTTTCCCCAAGATTCAAAATCTTCTTGCATAATAATCTGCTTCAACAGAGCTGAAGTTAAGTTCAAAGTCTACCCTCCCAGATAAAAAAGAGCAGAGGATAAGTCCCCTGCTCAAGATTTAAGAAATGAATTAGCTAGATGCTTTTTCTTTTCTAGCGGCTCCGTCGTAATCGGAACATGTTAAGCCACGTCTTGTCAACATAGTTTTAACTCCTCTTACAGTTTTGCCAATTTCGTCAGCAATAGCTTCTACAGTCATGCTGTCTAAGTCACCGACTTCAGCTAAAGGATCAGCTTTGCTAGAACCTTTAGTTTCTTTTTGCTTTGGAATAGCGTTAATATCGCCACTTCTTAGCAAGCTAAGAGCTTTTCCTCTGATAGAATTAACAGATTTGCCTAGGGCTTCTGCGATTTCTTCTACAAAAGACCCGCCATTTACCATAGTAGTAAATGTTGCTTCCTCTTCGGGAGAGTAAGTTCTAACAGCTTCTGGCTTCTCAGCAGGTTTTACATGGCCAGTTAATTCCATTGATAGAATTTTGCCTTGTATTGATTTAGCAGAGAACTCTCCACCTTCGAATGAAGATGCGATATCTGCATATGTGTATTGACCTGAGTTATCAGATACAAATTGTGATAAAGTAGCTTCTTGGTCTTCAGAGAATGTTCTGTTTGATACTGAAGATGCAAGTTCTACGTCGTGACCCATTTTTCTAAGCTTAGAAGAGACACTTCTTGTTGAAGTTTCTAATTCAGCGGCTGCATCAGCAACCATAGCTTGAGAGATAGGTGATGTGTTTCCAACGAAGTCCACTAATTGTTGTGTTCTTTCGTCTGTCCATTTTGGTAATGCCATTTTGGTTTCCTATATTTCTTTTAAGTTTGTTATTATTAATACGCCCTTATCTCGGGCTGCCTGTGTTTTAGCGGATTCTATACCACTTTCGTTTACTAAGATTGTGACATCTTTAGTCAAACTGCTTTTAACAAGATAGCCCATTGTTTCTAAATATTGTTTTGCGGCTGCTTTTGTTTTATAGCTTTTGAGTTTTCCTGTGATACAAACCACTCCTTTAGTTCCTGTATTAGTTACTAAAGCTTCCCTCTGTTTCCAACTGAAAGGTAGTCTGTCATATCCATTGGTAAATTCTTCGATTAACCAATCTAGTAAATTCTCTGTAGCAGCTGGTCCTAGACCTGCTTTGGAACACGTATCTTCGTTAATGTCATCAATGTGCTTAACAATGGAACATATCTTACGAGATGCTGTATTCCCAATTAGTTTTATAGAGAAAGCGGGTAAAAGCTCGACTAAGTCTACTACTTTACTACTTTCGATTTCTCTACTCAGTTTAACTGCTAACTTTTCGGATTGCAGAGCTTCAATCATTATTTCTAATGGAAGCTCATAGAGGTCATGCAAATCTAAGATTTGTAGTCTTTCTACTGTGCGAGGTCCGAGACCTTTAATTTTGAGAGTCTTAGCAAAATGCTCAATCTTTTTACTCGTCTTGCCTAGGCAATTAGAGTTGTTGCAATAAAGCTGGTCTTTTACCCACTCAAGCTGTGTCATACAAGATGGACAGGTTGTTGGCGGGATTATTTGCTTCATATATTCTCTCTTTAAATTGTATATATATTATAACAAAATTCAGTTTCCATGTCAAGATTTATTTTTTGGAAAGTCCTGAAGAATGAGGGAATCAATTTTGAAACACTCAGTGTGACCTCCAAACTTAAACATAGGAACATGTTTATCGTCCTTATATATTTCATGTAGGTACACTTCGTGTGCCCACACATTATAAAGTGTGCTGCTCCAGACCTTTTGAATACGAATATCATATCCTCTGAAACCCCTGCTACGCTTTATAATATGCCGCCAATCTTTTCCACTGGCTATTCCTACTTTGATGCACTCTCTCTCGAATGTCTTTGTGTTTACTAGTACTATTCCATAAAGCACTCCTTCTCTATCCCTTTCTTCAGGGTTATTCTCGAAGTATGTTTCGTTATATATTCCCTTACTCACGCTAGGAGCATTGGAGATATGGCTTTAATAAGTCCTGTCAATAGAATAAATACTGCTATGGCATTTAATATAATTAAAGCTCTATCTTTCCACAGAAGCCCTACCCATAGCCAACCTGCCACTCCTACTAAGGAAAAGCATAAGTCTAGAAAAGGAAATTCTTGTGTTGACCTAAAGGCAAAAGCACATATAAGAAAAGAACTTGCTGTCCATTTAACATACCATGATAGGTCTTGTTTAGGTGTGGCGCTTTTATAGATTCTTTTACTATTCTTTTGTTCTTCTTTGCTAAATATAACTTCTTTAGTCATTAGTCTGCCCTCGACAGTATTCTAGGTATAATTTCTCCACTACGGATTACTTCAACCAAACAACCTATTTCTAAATTTAGGTCTTCAATATAGCGAGTATTGTGTAGAGTTGCTCTACTGACTACTGCTCCATCTATTTCTATTGGTTCAAGAATAGCTACAGGTGCTACAACTCCTGACTTGCCCACATTCCATATAACATCAACTAATTTAGTTATAACTCCTTCATTGCGCTGCTTGAGCGCATATGCACCTCGCGGGTGCTTAGAGGTATATCCTAGAGAATCGAAGTCCTTATAGTTATCTATACGAAATACTAAGCCATCATCGGGATATGCAGTCCAGTCATTAGACAGAACTGTATCAAATCCAAATGAGTTCAGGTAAGACATATCAATAGTCCAACATTCATTCCAAGATTTCTGTACTCCATAAGCTATGAAGCGCAAATCTCTACTGTTAAACTCTTTTACATCTTTAAGGTTGAGAGCGCCCGCAGCATAATTCCGAGCGTTCTTGATAGT